TAAGACCCGTACAGGACGCTTTAAACGATAAAATACACCTTAGTATATGAATGACACTTTAACGGCCTTACAGGACGATTTCAAGCTGTTTCTACAAGCTTTGTGGAGTCAGCTAGATCTCCCTTCTCCTACTAGGGCGCAATACGCAATAGCTGATTATCTACAACATGGACCAAAAAGATTACAAATACAAGCGTTCCGTGGGGTTGGTAAGTCTTGGATTACTGGTGCTTTCGTGTTATGGACTTTATTTAAAAACCCAGAAAAGAAAATAATGATCATATCTGCCTCTAAAGAGAGAGCAGACAACATGAGCATCTTCTTACAAAAAATTATTATCGAGACTGCATGGTTAAATCACTTACAACCTAAGAGTGATGATGCCAGATGGTCACGTATATCCTTTGACGTAAACTGCTCACCTCACCAAGCACCATCGGTGAAATCCGTTGGTATAACTGGACAGTTGACTGGTAGTCGTGCTGACCTGATGATTTTAGACGACATAGAAGTTCCCGGTAACTCTATGACGGAGTTTATGAGAGAAAAACTTCTACAACTATGTACTGAAGCTGAATCAATTCTTACACCAAAAGATGATAGTCGCATTATGTATCTGGGAACTCCCCAGACCACCTTTACTGTATATCGAAAACTTGCTGAAAGAAATTACCGTCCTTTCGTCTGGCCAGCTCGGTTTCCTAAAGATATTACGCCATACGAAGGGCTTATAGCTCCACAATTACAAGAAGATATAGATAATGGTGCACAGTCAGGAGAATGTACAGATCCAGACCGATTTAACGACGAAGATCTGGTACAAAGGGAAGCTTCTATGGGAAGAAGCAATTTTATGCTTCAATTCCAGCTTGATACCTCTCTTAGTGACGCTGAGAAGTTCCCTCTTAAGATGGCTGACCTTGTTGTTACTAGCGTTAATCCTACTGAAGGACCCGATAACGTCATATGGTGCTCAGACCCCAGAAATGTTATCAAAGACCTCCCAACAGTTGGATTACCGGGAGACTATTTCCATTCACCTATGCAACTGCAAGGGGAGTGGACAAAATACACCGAGACAATTTGTAGCGTCGACCCTTCAGGAAGGGGTTCCGACGAAACTGCTGCTGCGTATATATCCCAAAAAAACGGCTTTCTCTATCTGCATGAAATGCGAGCCTACAGAGACGGGTACAGTGATAATACCTTGCTCGACATCCTTAGAGGATGTAAGAAATACAATGCTACAACACTGGTTGTCGAGACAAACTTTGGAGATGGAATCGTAAGTGAACTATTTAAAAAACATATTCAACAAACCAAACAAAGAATCCTTATTGACGAAGTACGGGCAAATGTTCGGAAAGAAGACAGAATCATTGACGCGCTTGAACCTATTCTTAACCAGCATCGTCTTATTGTTGACCGTGGGGTTATTGAGTGGGATTACAGCTCGAACAAAGACTGTCCACCTGAAAGTAGGCTCCTCTATATGCTCTTTTACCAGATGAGCAGGATGTGCCGGGAGAAGTACGCTGTAAAACACGACGACAGATTAGACTGTCTAGCCCAAGGGGTTAAGTACTTTACAGATGCTTTATCAATCTCTGCACAAGAACAGATCAACCTACGTAAACAAGAAGAGTGGGAAGATATGATCGCTGCATTCATAGACGACCCTCAAGCATCCGCTAATCATTTGGTGTTAGGGATGGATTTAGACCAACGTAGACAAGCCAGAGGCTTAAAAGACAACAAGTCAGTCCCTCACTGGATGTAAGGGGGTACCCCTACCTATACAGGGGAAGGGTGGACCCTTGTAGGGGAGCTTCGGCTCCCTTTTAACTAATATCGGTGAAAGATATTAATAAAACACATACTCCCACCTACCTCTAACAGTAATAACACTATATATGCCTAGACTTAAACTAGAGAGATTTAGAAAGCTATACAAGAGTCTGAAGACTCCTTGGAAACCAATCAACTGGATAATACTAGGTTATTTGATTGGGATAGAGAATAGATACATAGAGATTGTGTCTAAACAAACTGTAGATAAAGCAATTAAAGACTACATGGTTGACCATCCGCCTGAAGTCTATCAAGCAGTTGTAAAAGAACATGAGGATGGGTCTTTTTCAATAGGTAAAGCATATGAAGATCTTCCTTGATACAGCAATAGTTGAAGACGTTGCTAGAAGACATACAGGTCTTATTAGCGGTGTTACAACCAATCCCACCCTTATAGCTAGGTCTGGAAGGACACCTCATGAGGTATATCAAGAAATATTTGATTTAGGGATTAAAGACCTCAGTATTGAGGTGATGGGTGAATATTTTGATGAGTTAGTTGCTAACAGTGAGACAACTGTACAGTGTTATGCCGATTATGCAACGATTAAACTTCCTTGTACTCCAGATGGGCTTGAAGCCTGTCGATATTTAGTAAATAAAGGTATTAGGGTTAATATGACCCTTGTATTTAGCGCAAGTCAAGCGATTCTTTGCTCATTAGCAGGAGCTACCTACGTTTCTCCATTTGTAGGTCGTTTAGATGACAATGGTCACGATGGTATTGGCTTAATACGCGACATCGCAAAAATATTTTGCCTTCATCAATCCAAGACGCAGATATTGGCAGCATCTCTTCGCTCTGCTCAGTCTGCTGCCAACTCATTTGCTGCTGGTGCTCATATATGTACAGTACCTCCGAAAGTATTCGACGAAATGTACAAACATGTGCTGACTGATAAAGGATTATTCCAATTCAAGCAGGATTTTGGCGCAAATTTGTGAAGTGTATAACGTAGCGTAGCAGCCAGCGAAAAACCCCCATAGGGGGTCAAAAAACGTACTCGGGGGATGTATAGTCTACCGAGATTCCAGTGATAGCAGTGCTTTTATCGTTGTTGTTCATGTATAGTCGCTCCGTTTCGGCAGCTCGCGAGGCAAATCGAGGCAATCTCATGGCTAGAGCCATGCGTCTCGATCTCTCTCGATCTGTCGCCTTAACATATCTTCAACGATTACACAATTACATTGTGACAGAAATATAATTGGTTGCTTGCCAAATTGAAATACACTTCGGTATAATAAGAAAGGATAAGTTCTTGAATGTTTTGTTATTCGACTCTCCCTGATAAGGGTGAGGAGAGTCTCATAACTTCAACAGAACTTACCTCCAAAACTCACAACGAGTTGAGAGCAGCCACACAACCGTAAAGGTTGTTGAGTCTGGTGATACTGCGGTGCCCCTTCAGCAGCAACAAGACAAGAAGTTGACCGGCCTTGATAAGCGGAGCGTAGAGCTCCAAGTCCGCAGAGAAAGCGGTGACGGCGACCTGTAACAAGGGATCTCAACGAAGACACAGCGAAGCACATCTCCACCGTCGTTCATACATGTCATTGCATGGGAAGTACACAACACACAGCCAGCCCATCCACCGGGGTGCATACTCGTTCGAGTCGAGTTGCTGGCATTTGTTTACACAAATGAAATGCAAGTTCAAATGTTCTTCGGACGCAACATACCTACTGGTGGGTATGTAGACGATCAAGCATGGCAGCAGTATCAAGTACTGCTCGATCAAATCCTTGATGGTATGACAATCCTTGATGGGATTGGGTACTGGAAAGGTGAACAAGAAAAGATGAAGGTCATCTCTACCTCAGTAGAGGATGAACAAGTTGTTGATGACCTCGTTGCTGTTTATAAACAGATGTTCAATCAAGACAGCGTAGCTGTTCAGTTCTTACCTCCACTTGTATTCAAGTGAGGTCAGCTAGTCAGGTGACATGTGAGGGTTCGAGTCCTTCACTAGCTATCACTCAAAGAGTGAATTGTTGTTTATTTAATTTTCATCATGTTTGTAATCAAAGGTAGAACCAGCGTAGCTGTTGAGTTTGTAGCTGTTAATCCATTCACTGCTGAGGCAGTGGTCAGATACACCAACGGATACGAGTACCTCTACTCAAACGTAAACAGAGCGAAGCTCTTGAACCTCATGCTTAACCCAAACATGAGCCTTGGATTCTGGATCCAAGATCTATCTAAGAATGCTGTTACTTGTAAGTATACAGACCGTTCACCTCGTGCTGTCAAAGCAACTGGTGCTATGACTTACGAGTTTGTTGGTTGTACCAACAGTTCTAAGGAACCAAGTGTTTACTTAACCAAGCAGCAAAGAGCGATAGCCTTTGCTTCCTAGCTGACTGGTGTAGGTGAGGTTCGACTCCTCACCCAGCTATTACCAACCAATGAGGTTGGTCTTATTTCCTATGGCAACACTTAAAGAGGCACTTGATGACCGCTTTGATTGCATCAAAGAGTGCGAAGACATAGCTACACATGGTTGCGCGAAGTGTGCACCATCTGGCTTTGTCTACTACTGGGAAACCTTTGGTTTCTACACTGAATACGAAGGAGAGATTGAAGACCAACTCTATGAGATTGGCTACGTTCATAACTTTGAACGAGATCCCGGTAAATCTATACGGCAGCTTACAAACAATGCTGTCTGGGCAGTAGTTGAACACTACTGTGCGACACGAGTTGACGACGAGGCTGACCGATATGAATACTCCGGATTCATTGACGACTACTCGGATGACGCCGAAGCCCTAGCATCTGCGGGGTACTAGGCACATGGTGTACACATACAAGGGCATGCGTATCACACAGGCGCAGCTTGACCGCGTGCTCGACTGGGCTTATGCACGCATGCTGGAAGACAAGAAGCTTCAAGCTCATGGACAGTCAAGACCAAGGACTGTCGAACTACCCAACATATAACAGCAAGGACGCTCACCTCGTACGTAACTTATGCACCTTAGTATAACTACGTACGCTGAGAGCTTCTGCTCTTACTGTACACACTCATCAGCAGGGACTGACACTATGAGACAAGAGACTAACCATGAGTTTTTCATGGACGCTTACAACGCTATGTATTTCAAGGACACTCCTCATTCTGAGGGCGGAGCCATACTCGTGGACGGTGAAGACGGACACGTAGCAGTACATGGTATTGATCCTGAAATGATAGTCAGAATGTTTAGAAACTTTGTAGCTGCAAAGCATAATCATTTGTTTGACATCAAGGATACCTACGCAAAAGGTTGCATTAAAGAGATAGCTGAAGCTATACGTGCTTACTACGAAATTAAAGGTGCTCCTGAAAGGAGAGAACTATTCAAGCCAATTAAAGATTAATGAGACACATCAACGCACTGTTAAATACAGAACAAGCAAGAAATCTAGATGTCATCTTATACGATGCACTAGATAGAGCGAATGACAGCATACTTTCTCACCCTTTATCGGCTGAGGAAATTGAAGAACTACAGGAGGTATTACTATGACAATAGACATCACACAACAACTCAACTACTCACAGGCAGTAAGAAGAGCACGTCCAGAATGGGACGACGAGAAAGTAAGAAGAGCAGCAGAGTACTTAGTTCTATACATGGACGTAAGGCTTAAGCCATACAAAGTAAACGACAAACTCAATGAGTTTGATAAGGATGGAGGATTCCTCTTTTGAGAAACCCCATTGACTACACACCACAGTTACAGGCAATGCACAAGGACTGGTCTTATGACCACCTCATGCGCTGTAACAGGTACTGCAAGCTATATGTTGACGAACATCAAGACATAACAACAGCCGTAAGTAATTATCGGCAAGCATTTATGAACAAGTTAGCAAGCTAATCATATTGACTACACCTGACAGTCATTAAACCCGCCCTAGGTACAGGTAGTACACACTCATCAGGCAGGAACATGACCTACGAAATTGCATACCAAGATACTGGTATGACTTGCGGTAAGCATTACCTTGTGGGACTTAGCTCACATGAGGAAGCTGCATGGCAAGCCAAACACTTCTGTGATCAGTTTGGTCACAAACTCTTAGACGTTAGACCTATTGGAGATAGATATGATACGTAAATACTACCCAAACAATTGGCGAGCAATCAGGGACACCCCTGACAATGTATTTCCATCGCTTTCGTATGAAGAGTTAAAAGATTGGAAAGTTCATGGCTACATGATTCCTGACTCGATTGATTGCATGCTTCGCATTACTGATCCAAAAACTGGAAAGGTAACAGAAAAGATATATTCCACTACCCATAACGCAAGAAAGTGCATAAACAAATGTTTCGCCGAGAAAAAAGAGTTTGTGCTTTGCACGATGGAGGGAATGTATCACCTAAAACCCGGTAATTATCCACTTGAATTTAATAACGATGACTGAACAGGCATTTACTAGGGCTTATAACAAATTATTAAGCCAACTTGAGAATCATTCTCATAAAGACGAACTACTTAACATTATGTCACAACAGATACTGGATGATACTCCAGTCGTGACCTCGCAAATGTTTAAAAGACGTTCAACCTGAACACTTTGGTATATTAGGAAATCGCAATAGGTATTAACTACTACCAAATTATGTGCTATACCACTACCAGAAGCCCACAGATCTATGCAAATCTTCTCGAAAGGTAAGTTTTACTTAGGTACTGACAAAGAGAAGTTTTGTCTCATTGATTTACACCTTGGTATATTTACGCTATATTACGATTGCGGACAACCTATGAAAGATGGACAAGTCGAGCGATCCATTCAAGAAGACACTGACGGATAGTCAAATTAACAAGCTGTTCCTTTGTATGGAAGAGTTTGTAAAGTTTGATCCGGAAATGCCTCTGCAACTCCAGCTCACTTTCTTATATATAGCCTCACATAATGGCTGTCATAAGCAAGCACTTGAGGAGGAGCTAGGTTATAGCAACGCTGCTGGTAGCAGGAACACTGACTACTTAGCACAACAACACCGTTACGGTAAAAAGGGTATGAACCTGATTAGCAAGGACAGAGATCCTTCTAATCGTAGGCGGTACTCTCTGACCTTGACGAAACAGGGGAATGCCTTAGTTAAATCTCTCAAAGAAAAACTTTATGGCAAAACCGAAGACGTCTTGGAAACAGTGCCGAGACTACACACTCATCAACCGCAGGGAGTGGCAGAATAGTGGGCGCAAGTCTGCAATTTTGTACTCAGGCAAGTTTACCTTGTTTCACCCTCAGACGATTGACCCTCACAAGATTTCATATCGCATGATCTTGGAAGACTGTAAGGAACTCAAGGACAGATATTCACTGTCACATGCTTCATTAAATAGGTATGTATCAGCAGTATCTACAGTTCTACGTTTCTGCCAGAAGTGTCAAATCTTAAGTCAGGACTGGACAGTCCCTAGATTTGAGAGGTTTCCAGAGGCTGAGACAGCTTACCAGCGTGATGCTTTTACGTCAGATGAGATCCATTCAATGATCAAGTACGCCCGAGAAACTCTGGCTAACGATGATCTTGGAGATATGATCTTATTTGCTACGTTATCAGGCATGCGTCAGGGAGAAATAATGAAGTTGAGAAGTGACAAGATTAATCTTGAAGCTAAATCACTTGAGATTGTGTATCCCAAAGGTAAAAAAGGTAAGTCACGTTTTATAGGTATCCACGATTCGTTGTTACCTGTACTCCATAAACGTATAGCTATAAATCCAACAGGGCTTACATTTGGAGGTGACTGGTTAAACGCAGATCAAATGCGTACTTGGTTTAACAGATGTATCACAGGTGCATTACGTAAACCAGTTGGTGAGGATAGCCCTTGGAAATTCCATGGACTTCGACACACATGTGGCACCTTACTTGTTCAATCAGGTATGAACATCGTTGATGTTGCTACCCACTTGGGTCATAGTTCTACCCGAGTAACTGAGAGATACTTACATTCCTTTGATAAAGATCTCAGCAAAAGAGCTAACTCGATAGACTTCGGATATGCGTAATCTACCGCATCTACAAGGTCTTCAAAACAGCATTTTTCTTCACGTTTTATTGATATGAACGTCGCGTCTGTTAAACTAAATTCGCTGAAAAGCCTTTGGGAGTGTGGCGGAATTGGTAGACGCGCCGGACTTAAAATCTAACGTATAAGAAATACATAGCTGTATCCTGATCTTAGTCGTAAGGCTGAGATCTTTTTTATTGCAATGGATTATAGTGATATACACTTTTGCATAGTTTAATTTTTGTATTCTACCGACTAATAAATGCTCAAGTCTGACTTAGATAAACAGGCGAGTTTCGAGCGAAAACAGATTAGAGGTGGCTTAGAGAAGATCAGATCTGATACCAAGAAATTACTTGAGAAAGATTACGGCTCTGCCACAGTTTTCGGCTCAGCATCTATAGAAACTCTCCTTCCGTACTTGATTAAATATATAGATGAGAAGAAAGCTAAGCGTAAAGAAGTAGCTAAAGGTGGTGCAGGACATTTAATAGAACTACTACCCTACATCTTTGCTATTGATACTGATTCACAAGCAGCTATCACTGCCAAGTTAACCTTTGATAAAGTCTTTTCCTACCGTAAAGAAAACTCGAAAGTACTTAAAGTTGCAGATGCCATAGGTGCAGCTTTAGAGGCTGAGAGTCAAATGCGTT